TAGAATCTTACGTGTAGCAGCTGCACCTTTTGTTTTTGGATTTAGCCGGCGCTTTACCTCTTCCCACGATTCGTTTTGTGTGTCCATAAAACCTTCGTTCTGGAAGTTCTCTGTAAATACATCCCTGGCATTCTTACCCATTATCACCGGTGCATCGTCATCAATGAAGCGTCTGGCCTCTTCGGACATGTTTAGTAAGTGGCTTGCAAATTGGTCTCCGTCCATAAATTTTGTATTAAATATCAGTTAGTGAGTACAATTATTCAAAATATATTGTACTTTTGTGGAGTCGGAGTTGCGTACTTCGACGCTACCCGTGGCGAATAGGTTATTTATAACTTGTTCGCCACGGTTCATTTTATGAATACGTGAACATCTTCCCCGGTCATTACTACAATCTTTTTTAGGTTTGCTCTATCTTTCAATGCAAACTGCCATGATGCAAAACGCTCCAAATATGATTTTGAAACTACATCAGTACATTTGATCACGGCGATATCGGCCTGTTGAGAGGCTTTTAAAACATTTTTGCTCAAATGGTTCGCATCAGTCGACTTAAATTCAAGTAAACTACCATCACCCATGCAATCAGGGCATTTTGTTCTATGTATTGACTGGTATGCTTTGCCATAGTAACGTGTTCTCAATTCAACTTCAGACTGGTGAATACGAGGTAATAAAGTAGCTTCTTTCACCACTTTATTTTTTACCAATGCTTCTACAATCTTTGCATTTTCAACCGTTTCAGGCTCTTTCAAACAAAGGAAATGTTCCTTGTATTTTACTCCTGAAGCTGTAGTTTTGTTTAAGTAAACAACCTCATCCGGATTATACAGAACTCCAACATCAGGTATATGCTTTTCTACACGACTGAAGTAAGGGTGTTTATCCGTAAAAATCTCATTGGTGTAATACGGATTACCTTCGAGCCCTGGAGAAACAGGAACCGGTGTAATATCGGTGTTATCAGTAGCTGCTTTATCGGTATTTCTCCAATCGCATTTACAGTTGTAAATACAACCCGGTGAATTATCCTTCAGGAACGAATCATCCATTGACCAAATACGGCCAACGTATGTCAGGTGAAGTTCACGCGGTGAAGCTGATCGGGTTCTCAACCATTCAATGTTTGGGAATAGGCGTTTTTCCTTTGTAAATTGCGCCCATTGTTTGGCTACACGACACCGATGCGAAGTGGTATTGTATTCAGTTGCCTGGGCACGGTTTGCACGGCCTATTACTACTTTAGCGGCTTTCTGATACTCTTCTTTGCTTCGTACAACGCCATTTATGTCGGCTTTACAGCGTTCTAATTGCTGAATGGTATAATTGGCCTTTGCAGCTGCTAAACGGCTCACATTGTTTTTAAATAGCTTCGCAGTCTCTTCGTTATCGGATGCAACCGCACGATGTAAATCGTCGTTGTACGTGTCGAAAATAGGGCGCATGAGTTCACTGCCTTTGCCCTGCCATATTTGCTCTATAGAACCGTTTAAATCCGTTTGACGGTTTGCCAGTTGCAAACTTGGATATTCGGAAATAGCCAATTGGCGTGTTTCTAAATCATTGTTGAAATAAAGTAGATCGGTGTCAATTACCCCGGGTACTCTTAGGTTTAGACCTTTTCCAAAGTAGGAAGAAACTTTGGAAAAGGCCGTGTTAGAGTCCGGGGCTAATCGAAAAAACTGAGCGACTGGTTACTTGATTTAGCCGGTTGGGTTTTTGGGTTCTCTTTGTCAAGCTTTACACCGTAAGTACTTTCGATGTATTCAGTTGTAAGGTTATAACCATATTTAAGCAACTCACTGTCTTCCTTAATCTTTTCACTAGCTTTCACGTTCTTTTTAGCCTGAAGCTCCACTGTGTAGCCTTCCGGTATATCAAAACCGAGATTACGCAAAATAGGAACGAAATCATCATTAATCCAGTCCTGAACATCAGCTATGTCAGCATCGGTTATATCCTGGAACATTTGAAGGTGAACATCAGCTTGTGACTTGCTAGAACCATCATCCATAGTCATGGTTTGCCCTACAATACCTTTGGACATTTCTTTGTTTATACGTTCAATTTTCTTGTCAAACACATTGAAAGAATCAGTTTTCTGATTCTCTTTTATTTCAATTTCAGTTTGTTTGTCAAATATACCATAGCTTGACGTTCCCATCATTTGAAGCCACTCCTGAAGCTCATCTTTGTGCTTTTTGGTGTTGATCATTGTTTTTGCAATACGGATCGGCACACCGAATATTTGCTCAAACTCATCCCACGAAGCCCATGAATGACGTTTGTAAATTGTCATTGGAGCGATGCGTTCCAGGATACCGCCTTTATCAGGTGATAGTTGAATGTAAATAAGAAAGTTTGAAAAATCTTCGTACCTTATAGCAATTCCCGAAGGGTTATGGGCTTCTTTCAATAATAGTCCTTTTTCAGGAATAATGTTTTCGCGAGGTATATCAATGAGTTTGCGAATGCTTCCCGAAGTGAAATCGGATATCAGGAACATACTATATTCATAGAACTTTGACTCCATTGCTTTACGAATGGCATGGCGAAACCACTTTTTATTGATTTGTTTTGAACGCTCATCGTCCTGTTTACCTTCAGCATCCTTGAATACGGCAATTTTATTGACAACACGCAAAATACGTTGTTGGATAGCTCCCTGAAGGTGGTTATCTAACATCGCATCTTTGTACAGTTGTTGTATCAGGTAGGTTACTGGATTAAACGGATCATAGCGTGACATACGGGCGTTTTGCCAGTCTGTTACTTCTTTCCGGTACATAGATTCATACAGACGGAAATAATCAATTTCCATAGTATCAGAACCGCGTGTGTCGGTTATTGGTGGTTTCTTAGCATTGCGCCCTGTTGTTTGTGTATTGGCCGTTGGCTTTGCTGCGAATGCTAATTTATTGAAGTCTTTTTGCTTTTTCATATCTATGAATTAATAAGCTGAGTTGTATCGTGTATTTCCACCGTATCTGTTTTCACCGGTGGTTCCTTCGGTGTCGGTTATCTCTGTTGGCTTCTCCGGTAGGGTTCTATCTCCCAGTTCCCCTGTGTATGCTTTTTCTAGCCAGTCTATTGTTTCTGAATATCTTCGCGCTGCAACGGCATTTGTATCGCGTGTACGGCGTTCATAAATCTCATAGATCACAATATCCTTCAGGCGTTTTACAATAGCTTTTTTACGGGTTGCTCCAGTTGCATTGAAAATTACATCAATGTCGTAATACCGGCTTAAATAGCCTTTCATCTTATCAATACTTTCATCGATAATGTCGGTAATAATCGTATCATCCATATCAGTAAGAATATTGATAAGATTCAAGTCTCCGACGGTTTTAAGTTCGTCTTTAGTTAGAAATGCCATAATAGTAGCTTGTTAGTAATTAATATCCACCGCGTTCTCGTTTACCGATTATCGGTTTATTATCGTTCTCATTATCCTCTTCTTCACCACCATTCAGATATTCCTGGGCTTTGAGAATTGCATCAGTCAATGAGTCCGGAAAATCGACCGGATAACTACCTCCTTTCTCAAAGTTGAGCATTTGTGCTTTGGCCTCTTCCCAATCCGGATTAAACTCCAGTTCTTCGCTGAAATCCAAAATACCAGTGCTTAGTACGCTTACCAGTGTGGTATCAATCTTTGTATATTTATCCGTTTGGCTTTTTTGCGAAATTGGAATACTGATAGATTGATATTTCTTAGCAGCCCGAATAAGTATCGGGTAATAAATAACTTCCTGAGAAACGCTACCATCAAAGTAGTAGATAGTTGAACCATTTATGCTCAGTATTTTTTTAGCCTGTGTATAATGATATTCCAGGGCGGTTTCGATATCGGCTGTTTGCCGGCAATAAATATCAATAACGGTCATGTGCAAGTCGCGAACTCCAACTGTAGCCAGTGCTTTGTAACAGGCTTTGTCTGAGTAGGCAAAATCCCAGTTGCCTACAATTACGAGATAAGCATCAAACGGCTTTGGTTTTACCATTCGAATCCATT